CCCCAAACGGGGCCGAACCGGCAACCACACACCCACTGTATGTAATGGAAACCCTGGAGCCGTCGCCACTTGTGACGGCCTTTAATTTCCGCCGGGATATGTTCGCCGATGCTTGTTTTGGCAATGCGTGCGCAAAAATCACATTTAAAGGAAATGGCCGGGCCGCGTCACTGGAGAGAATGCCGCCGGATGATTACTGGATTTACCCCTCTGAAAACGGAAAGGTTTATTATGTCTGGCACCGCCGGGTTGGCGCTTATGTGCAGGAGGAAATCTTATTTCCGTACGAAGTTTTACACCTTCGGGGCATGACCCTTGACGGCTGGGACGGCGGCTTAGATGTTGCCAGCAATTTCAGCGCTTCGATAAATATGTCCATCGACGCCACGAATTACGGCGGAAACTTCTACCATAACAACGCAGCGGTAGGCGGCGTGGTCGAGTACCCTGGCGGGCTTTCCCCGCTTCAACGGCAACAACTGGAAGACAAAATCAACGCAAAGCACGCCGGGATCAGAAACGTAGGCAGTACAATGGTCTTGGATGCGGGCATGAAATTCCAGCCGGTCAAAAACAACCCACAGGAAGCCGCGCTCAATGAAACGCGCACTTTCCAGGCATATGAATCCTGCCGGATTTTTGGCGTTCCAGCCCACATGATAAACATCCTCGACCGCTCCACTTTCAATAATATTGAAATGATGGATAACGGTTTTGTTAAATACTGCCTCGCTCCCTGGGCGCAGAATTTCGAGCAGGAATGCGACGTAAAACTCCTAACCAACGACGAAAAACAATCCGGGTCTATCTTCCACCGATTCGACCTTTCCGGGTTACTTAGAGGTGATATGAAGTCGCAAGGCGAGTTTTACGAAAAAATGCTGAAAGGCTTTGTGATGTGTCCAAACGATGTGCGCAAAATCCTAAACATGAACGATGCGCCGTGGGGTAGTACTCCTTTTGCTCCATCCGGCACAACAAACGTAGCAATGGACGGGACAATAGAAGCGCCGGAACAACCCGACAATTCAGAATCCTCAACCGATACAAATAACGAAGATGAGCCGCAAGCAGGAAACTAATATGGAAACCCGGTTTATGGTTTTGCCGGAAACGCAGGCCGTTGTGGTAAGCGAAGGCAGCCGCACGATCCGGGGTTATGGGATTGTGTTCAACCGGGAAAGTGAACCGCTTTGGGCTGGAGGCAGAACGTTCCGCGAAGTCATTTTGCCCGAAGCGGTGCAAGGCGTTGACCTTCGTTCGATGCTTTCCATGCACAACCACAAAAGCGACCGCCTGCTGGGCAATACCCGTTCGGGAACGATGCGGGTAGGCGTTGATAGCGTAGGCGTTTGGTACGAAACCGACCTACCCGACAGCCCAACCGGGCAGGATGTTTTGGTTAGCGTCTCCCGGCGTGACACGCAAGGGTCTTCTTTTCAATTCGACATCAAAGAAGGCGGCGACCGATGGAGTATAAAAAACGGCATGGCGTTCCGCGAAGTGACCAAGTTTAACGGGGTTTATGAGATGGGGCCGGTTTCCGAACCCGCCTACCCTGATACAACTATTGCTAAAGCGTCGCTTCGTTCTTTGGAGGCGCTCAACGTTGAGCAGGAAGAAATCCCCATCGCTGAAGATGTGCTAAATGAGACAACCGAAACAGACTTTCAAGCCATTGCGGATGACGACTTCGCCTTCCAGCAAAAGCAACTATTAATATAAAAAACACAACAATGACAGCTTTACAACTTCGTCAGGAACGCGCAAAGGTTTGGGGTATCATCACAGACCTGCGCGGCAAACGAACAAACGGAAAATTCGCCGACCCTACGCAGCAAACGGCTTACGATGCCGCAGACGCTGATTTCGAGCGCCTTACTACCGAAATGCTCGCAGCAGAGGTATCGGAAGAGCAAGAAAAACAACACGCCGCCCGCGCCGCGCAAATGGAATCCGAAACGCGGGAACGCCAAAAGGAAACCAAGCCGGAAAACAAGATCCTGGACTACGACGGCGCTTTCTGGCGCTGGGCGGTTCAGCACAAAGATCGTTATAATCTGACCGCAGACGAAATGCGGATGATCCAGACCCGTGCAACCGATACTCAAATTGCAGGAACGGCAAACCTGGGCGGGTACCTGGTGCCGCAGGCGTTCATGGCCGAACTGGAAATGGTCATGAAGTATTACGGCGGCATGATCGAAGCGTGTGGTGTCATGCAACGTACTACCGGCGCACAACTTCGCTGGCCCACGGGTGACGACACGGGAATCAGTGGTCGTTTCATCACAGAAACAGGAGCCGCAGCAGTCAACTCGATGACCTTCGGACAAGTGCTGTTCGATTTCTATTCTGTTACTTCGGACATTATCAAGGTATCTGCCGACCTGATGACGGACGAAGAGGTGGGATTCCTCCAGCAGATCCTGCTCACAATCCTGCCGGAACGCTTGGGCCGGGCGCTGAATACGAAATTCACCAACGGAACAGGCACAAACGAGCCTTACGGCCTGACAACCACTGTAACCACATCGGCAGGCACCACCGCAGGCGGCACAGCAATCACGCAGGCCGAACTTCTGAAAGCGGTATACTCCGTCAACCGCTCATACCGCGCAGGTCCGCAAGTGGGCTGGATGTGGTCGGATGGCATCATGGCGTATATCCGGGGCACGGAACTTGGAAACACAAACACGGTTCCGATCTTCACGCCGTCGGTCGTTCAGGGCGAGCCTGATAAGTTGTTCGGGTACAAAATCTTCATCAACAACGACCTGCCTGATACTCACGCAACAACTCGTCTGCCGGTAACGGCAACGAAGTCGGTCTATTTCGGGGACTTCTCGAAATTCAAGATCATGCGCGTTGGCGGTATTCACATGTCCAAAGAAGAGCACCTCTACTGGGCAACCCGCGAGGTGGGCTTTATGGGTTGGGAGCGCGTTGCGTCTAACCTGATCGCACAAGGCGCTATTAAGTACATCCTTCAGGCGTAAATCGTGTGGGTGCTGCTGACAACGGAATGGAACGGAATAGAGGCCGGGCAAGTCTTAAAGGTTGGATACTATACAGGTATTTCTCTGATAAGTTCGGGCCGGGCTGTCGAATCTGAACCCCCGAAGTCAGCAGCACCCAAAATTGAACAGGCGATAAAATCACCACACGAAAAACGATGAGTTACAAAATCACATCCGGGCCTACCACAGAACCCGTCACATTGACGGAGGCGAAGTTATGGCTAAAAATACATGAGGATGTGAGCGACGACGACGAACTGATAAGGGGACTGATAGCAACTGCCCGAACATGGGCAGAAAAGGGTACAGGCCAGGCACTATTGACGCAGACAGTGCAGGAGGTTTGGGATAATTTATATACCAGGTGTTTTGAATTTTCTTTGGGGCCGCTTGTTTCTGTGACCTCGTTTGAATATCGAAATGCATCGGGAGTTTACACCACGTGGGCTTCGACAAACTACACGATAGACGATGTAAGCAATCCCGGCAGACTGGTGGTAAATAACGCCTCCACACTACCTTATTCGGGATCGACCATTTATCCGAATATGATCCGCATTACCTATCTGGCCGGGAAAACGGCCCCGGAACATGTGGACGCGAACATCAAAACGGCGATGCTTTTACAAATCAGGTTGATGTACGATAACCGGGAAGATATGCCGCTCGGAAAAGAGACGAGCATTTTTGCCCGGACCGCGTGGAGCCTGCTAAGTATATCCAGAACGAATCTGCTATGAAAACCGAGCGCTACAACATGGATCGGAAAATCCTGATACAGTACCCGGTAACAAGCCGAAGTACAACAGGTGCGGAGGTTATAACGTGGGAGGACTGGAGAACGATTTGGGCGCAAGTGGAATACCCGAAACAAGGAAACGGAGAAGAGGTATCGACCGACCAGGAACAAATCACCCGCCGCGTTCGATTCATTATACGATGGACGGGATCGATTCAGGAAAAGTGGCGTATTGTGTATTTGGGTGATACGCTCGATATACTAAGAATTGTCCCACTTGGAGGAAGACAGGAATACGAAGACATCACAGCCGAAATAAGAAAATGATTGCAGACCGTTACATATACGCAAAGTTGATAGCAGATGCCGGGGTTGCGGCCCTGGTATCTACGCGCATTTATCCGGTCATTGCGCCGCAGGACGCCGTTTACCCGCTGATAACTTATAGCGCGGTATATACTCCTGCCGACAACAGCAAAAACGAAGATGCAACGCACGATAGTTGCGCTTTTACCCTTCGATTGTGGCACGCGCAGTACGACGGCGCATCGTCTTTGGATGTGGCCGTACGGGCATCACTTGACTATGTGGACGGTGCGGGCGATGGTGTAACTGCTGGCGGCGTGACAATCAATGTTTGCGAATGGGTTTCAAGTACCGACGGATTAGAAGAGGGCAACAGCGCTCCCGGTGGAGCGCCATATTTTTTCAGAGAGGCGCTATACAACATAAGGGAGCAAAGATGACAATGGAGCAAGAAATCGAAGCCGCCGCCCGGACTTTTCAAAAGTTTGGACAGGTGGTCGGAAACGACGTAAAGCGCGTGTGCGCTTTGGGCGCTTCTTATTTTGCCTCTGCTGCTGAATCAGCCGCCCCGCAAGGCTCAAAACCGCATAAAAGGTACTCGACTGCGAAAGTCAACAAAGCGATCAGGGCGCCAAAGGGAATGGGTAATGTAGTGGCAACCTATATGCCTGGAAACCTCGCCCGGTCTATCCGGGTGCTGGATTTGAAGAAAACAAAAAACGCCGCTGTTGTGGGGGCGAAACTCAATAAAGGTGCGGTATCCGGCACGTTTTCTGGAATGAGAGCAGACGGGTATTATATGCACATGGTTGAAAAAGGAACGAAAAAATGGGGCGGCAAACCCTTTTTTCTTGCTTCCTGGGAACGATCAAAGCCCCGCGTGACTGCGATCATGGTCAAAGAATTTGAAAGAACAATAGCCCGATTTGTGGCGCAAAACACGGTATGAAAGTACAACTAACATCGGACTGGATCGATTTCGGGCACCTGCATAAAAGCGGCTCGGTCGTTGACGTGTCAGACGCTGACGGGGTAAGACTGGTTGCTGCCGGTCATATTCAAGTACACCCGGATACCCCTGCGAAGATCAATCCTGAAATGTACACGGTCGGGTGCGTTCCAAATCCTTTTGTAAACGAGAACTCGGCAGCAATGGCAAGCATGGCGGTATGGTTTGCGCAAAACGAGCCGCCCGAATCCACCGGCACTAAAACAGAAACAAATAAAAAATAAGATATGGCATCCGTTGGGGTAGTAAACACCAAATTTTTAAAATGGTACGTCGGATCGACGGCCATCACCTGCCAGACAGACGGCACGGTTTCCATTACCAACGAAACGCGGGATACGACCTGCAAGGATTCGGGGCAGTGGAAAGAACTTTTGTACGCGCAAACGGCATGGGAAATGTCCGGTACGGCGTATGGTTCCTACGACGGCACTATGTCGCTGCATCAACTCACAGCCCTGGCGCTTGCGCAAACCGTTTCTACGGTGTCTTTCAAGACTTCCGTTTCTGGCGATGATATTATGACCGGCACCGTAATCTGGACAAAAATGGACATCGCGTCTTCCGGCACAAACCAAAACGTGACGATCAGTTACACGGGCATGGGCACCGGCGCATTAACCCAAACGTCCTAATATGATCCACGCGCTTAAATTAGGAAACGAAACCCGTTCTGTTCTTTTTGGAAACCTGGCTTTCAAGAAGTTGAAAGAGGAAACAGGTATTACGCTGGGCGTTATCAGCAAGGCTCTGATAGAACAGGATGTTACCATCGTGGCCGATGTCCTGTACTATGCCCTACGCGCAGCCGAGCGGTACGAAAAGAAACCGGCGGGAGAATACGATGCCGAAGAAGTGGCATTGTGGATGGACATGGAAAGCGGCATCACTACTTTGGTTTTGCCGTGGCTACTGGAGGCTATCGAGGATATGACCGGACAAAGCGAACCGGATGAACCTGCAAAAAAAAAGGTGAAGAAATAGATTTTGACTGGCCTAAAATGATAAGCGCCGCCGGGCGTATGGGGTGGAAATCTGACGAATTTTGGTTTTCCACCCCTTCCTTTTTTTACGCGGCATTGCATGGTCACATGGATCAGGAAAGAGATCGTTTTCACCAAAATTTAGCAGCCGCGCGGATTGTGGCTTATTACGCAATTGCCCCGCATTTGGAAAAGGGCAAAAGCCTGAAGTTTTCAGACATCGTGCGCCTTCCTGGTGATGAAGAAAACGAAGCGCCGCAATTTGCAGAAGTGACACCCGAAGAACTCGCAGCATTCTCAGCCCTTGCAGATAAGGGCTACGAACAACACACCGGCAAAAAATGGCAAGCGTAGCAGCATTAAATGTAAGGATCGGCGGCGATATAAAAGCCTTAGAGAAATCCCTCCGGGATGCGGAACGCGCTGTGCGTACTGCCGGGGCAAGGTTGTCTAATATTGGCAACGAATTATCCATGAAGTTGTCGCTTCCGCTTTTGGCCTTTGGTGCTGCCGCTATTAAATCCGCCGGGGAAATCGAAGCCATTGAAAAGGCAATGCAGGCTACTTTCCAGGGGGCCGGGCGAAGTATTGAAGAGGCAAACGCCGAATTAGTGGCGTTAAGAAAAGCAGCCGAAGCGCCAGGAC